GACATCTGTAAATCCAGATGTAAGGTTCTGTGAACTATTCTGTGCAGAGAATGTTGTATCTGGCTCATCGAATAGTGCCTCATCTCCACTCTGATTAGTGAATCTAGATCTCATCGCAAAGATAAGTCCAGTTGGGCCACTCATTGGCTGAACACCAGCAAGGTCATAAGCGACCAAGTTTGGCATTGCTCTTCTAATCAATGAAATAAGAACAGGGTCGAAACCAGCCACAGGGCCAGTTGCTGTAGCACCACCAGAGAAACCAGCACTGGATCCAGTGTTAGTATTTACTGTAGGAGCTTCTGAGAGGAATGCTTTTTCCTCTGTTAAAAATCTTTCTTGATTCTCAAGCAAGACAGCAGTAACCGCTTTACGATGATTGTCCTTGATAGCATCAATTCCATCATGTTCTAGAAGGGGCTTCCACTTCTCTTGCAATTGTTCTGCGTTGCCAAACATTTGCGTTTTTACCTAATAAGTTTACGTTTGATTAATTAACAAGTTGAGATTCACTTTTTAGTGGCATGGGATAGTGCCTGGATGTATGCCGCCATACTACCAGAAACATTTTCTGGTGTTGCAGCCTGTTCGTTTAACACTTCCGAGTCACTTCTTTTTGGAGCAGCCTTGAAATATGACTCTTTTAAAGTCTCAAGCTTTTCCTTATAAGATTCTTCACTTTCAAACTCAACACCTTCGGCAAGTGAAGCGAGCTTCTCTTTCTGAGTGGTTGATAAACCTTCAGAAACATCAGAAACGATACCATCAGCTGTTGCCTCGGAGAGACTCTTGGTGATAGCAATATTCTTCTCGATCTGCTCGTTGAGTTTTGATTCCATTTCGTCAAGTTTGTCTACCATATTCTCAACGACATCATATTTATCATCAGGGATGTGTACATAATGTTCTTCAAATAGACCTCTCATTCCTTCGAGGAATGATTCAGTCATTTCGGATTTAAGTCCACGCTCTACTTCGAGTGCGTTTTCTTGTAACCACTCATCTGCGACGTACTCTAAGTAAGAGTCAACACGCTCGATGAGTTCGTCTTTCATGCCTTCGACCTCTTCTACGAGTTTTGCTTCGTAGTGAGCTTCCATGGCCTCTCTAAGTTCGGTAACTTTAGACTTTAGAGCAGCCTCGAAAATTGTCTTAGCTTTCTCTCTAAACTCTTCGGAGAGTTCCTGACCACCGAGAAGTGCATTAACATCGTCATCGATGTCTACTTCATCAGTGATTTCGGGAAGTTCTGTAACTTCCTCTTCCTCAGCAACTACTTCCTCTTCTGAAGTTTGGTCTTCTGCAACTACTTCTTCTTCAGTTTCTGCTTCTTCCATTTTTGGAGCTTTAGGAGCTTCTGATTTAGCCATAACACCTTTTACTGATTTTAAATTTGCTGCATATGAACCTTCACCAGCTGGATCCTTTAATTTATTAGAATCGTCTGTTGGTGAATTATTTTCTGGAGTTGGGCCACCGAGGTCTTCATAACTCACGCCTGCCATGGTTTGCATGGGCTCAGCTGGTTTTGCACCCTTGGTTACGGCGTTCTCCATTTCTTGTAAATTTTTCCCACGGGACATTTGAACTCTCCGAATTACCTTTGTATAATCTGTTTTTATTTATATATTTAAAGATTTGCTAAGAAATCTTCAAAGACGCTTAATTTTTTTTCGTCTAATTTGTTCTGATCAACTAGAGTGTTGATCTGTTTGTATGTTTTAGTTGCAATCCTCTCACGAAGTATGCCACCATCCCATACCCAATCCTTTCCTTCCATAATGCCATCTACGAAAGCATCTGGAGCAGAGGGATCTGCAACGATATCAGCAGCAGTAGCAAGAGTAAAATCTTCTCCTACCACACTGTATCCTTCGTTTGTTTTGTTTAAAGATCCTACACCTCTTGATGAAACACCAAGTTTAACACCCTCACCTAATAAATTAGATGCGATTTTACCCATTGGTGTACTAAGAATCTTTGCTTTTCCTATAAAGTTATTTCCACTTTCTTTAAGTGAAACAATTTTATGGGATACTCTATCAAGATTGACAGTTGGGCCATCTGGATGACCTAACTCTCCAAGTGCTCTACCTGACTGAATATGATTCTCATTGTAACGAGAAACCTCCTTACGAAGAGTTTCCATCGGATACATTCTACCGTTTCGGTTTTTAATGTTTCCTTGTAAGAATACACCTTCGATATACATAGACTTCTTGCCGTTTCTATTCTCGACGAGAAACTCTACAGATTCGATTTCTTCTCTAATCAGTTTCATTTTGTTATCCAGTACGTTGAACTTGTTGGAAGTATAAACAAGCAGCTGAGTTTGCTGTTTCACCATCTGCAATAATAGCGGATACTTTATGTGAAGTCATAACAGATCCACCAGAGTTGGAATTATATGCTGTAATAATACCTGCGGTGTTTGCAGCAACAGTTATTCTGCTCTTTGCAAATCCAGTTGCATATGGCAAATTGTTATTGACATCAGTAACTTTCACATGATTAATGATTGAAGTATAGTTACTATCATTTGCAGTATCTAGAGTGACAAAATCACCAACTATAAATGGCATTTGTGTTCCTTCTGGAGCTTCAAGAATTGTTGTAGTTCCAGTTGTAATACCAACGACTGCTTGAGAACCTTTTGTTAAAGCAATTTGTTCCTCTTCACCACCAAGGATGAAAAAGCTTGCATTTGTCGCTATAGGTTCAGTTCCAATTGCAACATGAGCACTTGCTCCTTTTGCAACTAATCGCATCACAGTTGACTGCACATTAAATGCAGCAGATGTTGTTGCTGTTCCTGCTAAACGTACAGATGCTCCTGCTCCGACGGGTCTTATAGTCATTGATATACTCTAGTCATTTTACTATTTATTTATAGGTTACTCCTCGTCACCTATTTCAGTTTCTGCTTCGGCTTCTACCTCAGTTTCAGTCTCTGCTTCTACTTCTTCTTCATCTTCTTCAACCGCATCATCTGCAAACATTGTAGATGCTACATCTGGTCGAAAGGCATCAACTCGTTCAGCAGACTTTGAAAATAAAGCTGATTTAATCGTATCACTTATTTGTGATGGCGATTCATCAGTAAGAATCATGTCCATTAAGTCTTCCATATTTTAAAAAAATAATACTTTAACCGATTTTATTTATATTTCCCCACCACTAGGGATAGTGGGTGCTTCGGTTGCACCACCTTCAGATTCTAAATCTGGTTCTTGAATTGGTGCTCCAAGATCACCAATTGGTTGTCCAGTTTGTGGATCAACTGGTTCTGAAGGATCTGGTATGATACCAGCCTTAATCTCTTTTTCAATAAGTGCATCTTGTTCAAGTATATCCTCATCTGTCTGACGAAGTATCTTACGTCTTACATAATCCTGAGAATAATACTTTCCAATATAAGGTTCTGCATTTGCAACATTACCTAATCTCTCATTTAATAACTCAGATTCTTTGAGTTCAGAGAAGTGATTATCATATAAAAAGTCATATTGGATGTGCTCACTCATAGTTTCCCAGTCTTCTGGGGTAATTACGTTCTTTAATATGAGTTGAGTCTTCAACATATCGTTGAACATATTTGAGAATCTCTTTCTCAAACGACCAACAAATTTAGTAAATTTTAATTCGTCTCTTAATATTTCTGAGGATCTTCCCAAGTTGAATCCTCCCTCTCCGTCCATTCTGGAAGGCGGTACGTTGAGCGACCTATATAATTTCTTTTTGAAGTACTCAATATCCGTGATTTCACCGAGGTTTTGACCTCCCGGTAAAGTAGAAATTTCAGTACCACGTCCTCCTTCCCTTCTAGGCAGCCAGAAATCTTCAAGCATTGCCATGTACTTCTTGTCATCGCGGATCTCTCCTGTGTTAGCGTCGTAAACTAATTTGTTTCGATATCGCATCATCACATCTCTGAGATATTGCTCTGCTTTTATCTTCGGCAAGTTTCCTACATCAATGTAGAAAATCCTACGCTCTGGTGCGCGGGATAATCTATATATCACCAAACTATCCTCAATCATACGTAATTGATTGAGAGATTTGATGGCTTTGTGTAGATATGACAACGTAGTGCCTTTATTTCGATCAACTAAACCAGATGTACAATACGTAATAGAATCTCTTGCCATCTTGATTCCTTGAGATGCACCTCTTGCTTGAATATTTCCTGTTGGATATGCAGCCTTTGGATTATAAATGAAATATTCTTCAATCTTAGGGAAAGGATAATC